GGTTGTTGGTGCCGGTATGGTGTTAGTGGTTCGGCTGGGCTGGTTGGGCCTGTTGGTCCGCAGGGTTCCCCGGGTTTGAATGGTGTGAAAGGTCCTGACGGGTTGCCTGGTGTGAATGGGTCGGATGGCCATGATGGTGTTGCGGGCCGTGCAGGTGCTGACGGTGTGAACGGCGTTGACGGTCGGGATGGTTCAGCTGGTGAGCGCGGTGATGTGGGTCCTTCGGGTCCTGCCGGAGCCCAGGGTGTGCAGGGTGAACGTGGTGAGCGTGGCCCCGCCGGTGCGAACGGATCCGATGGTAAAGATGGTAAGGATGGCCGCTCGGTGGTGTCTGTGTACTGTTCTGATGGTCGTCTGGTTGTGAAATATAGTGACGGTGTGGCTTCTACAATATCGGGCTCGGTGGCCTGTCAGGGTGTGAAACCGTCGCCTATAGTGACTATATCATCCCACAAATAGAAAGGAGTGGCTGTGATGGTAGTGTTGGGTGGTGGTGTGTGGTGAAGTTTATTCCAGCAGCGCACCATTCTGCCGGCTCGAATAGTCCGGTGAATAGGGTTGTGATTCATGCGACGTGCCCGGATGTGGGGTTTCCGTCCGCTTCGCGTAAGGGGCGGGCGGTGTCTACAGCGAACTATTTTGCTTCCCCATCGTCGGGGGGTTCGGCGCATTATGTGTGCGATATTTCGGAGACGGTGCAGTGCTTGTCTGAGTCTACGATTGGTTGGCATGCCCCGCCGAATCCGCATAGTTTGGGTATCGAGATTTGCGCGGATGGGGGTTCGCATGCCTCGTTCCGTGTGCCGGGGCATGCTTACACTCGTGAGCAGTGGCTTGATCCGAGGGTGTGGCCTGCGGTGGAGCGTGCCGCCATCCTGTGTAGACATTTGTGTGACAAATATAACGTTCCGAAAAGGAAGCTTAGTGCAGCCGATTTGAAGGCCGGTAAACGTGGTGTTTGCGGCCACGTGGATGTGACGGATGCGTGGCATCAATCGGATCACGATGATCCTGGGCCGTGGTTTCCGTGGGACAGGTTTATGGCCGTCGTCAACGGCGGTAGTGGTAGTGAGGAGTTAACTGTGGCTGATGTGAAAGCCTTGCATGATCAGATTAAACAATTGTCTGCTCAGCTTACTGGTTCGGTGAATAAGCTGCACCATGATGTGGGTGTGGTACAGGTACAGAATGGTGATTTGGGTAAACGTGTTGATGCCCTGTCGTGGGTGAAGAATCCGGTGACGGGGAAACTGTGGCGCACTAAGGATGCTTTGTGGAGTGTCTGGTATTACGTGCTGGAGTGTCGTAGCCGTATTGACAGGCTTGAGTCGACTGTTAACGGTTTGAAAAAGTGATGGTGGTTTGTTGTGGGTAAACAGTTTTGGTTGGGCCTGTTGGAGCGTGCCCTGAAAACTTTTATTCAAACGTTTGTTGCTGTGCTTGGGGTGACGGCGGGTGTCACGTATACGGCGGAGTCGTTTCGCGGTTTGCCGTGGGAGTCTGCCCTGATTACGGCCGGGGTTGCTGCAATACTGTCGGTTGCTACCTCGTTTGGTAGCCCGTCGTTTGTGGCCGGCAAACCTAAAACCACGGTTGTGGATGCTGGGCTTGTTCCACCCGACGATGGGGGCATGGTTGAGCCGCACTCGGTGGATGTGTCAGATCCTGGCATGATCGAGCCTGTAGACGATGCTGGGCTTGGTGGCTATGTGCCGAGGCGTGCAGCCGAGTCTGAGGTTGGCACGGTAGAGTCTACTGTTGCATAATTGAATATGTGTGTGTGCCCCAGCGGCAACCACCACACGATCGTGGCAGCACCGCTGGGGCACTATTTTTGTGTCTACAGGGGTTTTACAGGTTGTCGTCTAGTGTGTCTTCGATCAGCTGGTCCAGGTGGAGGCAGGCGGAGATAGTATCGTTGGCCTGGTCTAGAACGTTCTGGCCGATAACATTTTTGTGGTTGTCGCGGTGACTGATGATAGACTGCATGATATCGTCGGCCTCCGCTTGTAGTAGTTTGGTTTGGTAGGCGATTCCTGCCAGCCAATCTATGGCTTCCTGGCTTGCCCGTGTGTCGTCTGGAATGCCACGGGTGTTGCTGTTGTTTGTGGGGTATCCTGCACTGTCGCAGCACCACAGGATTTCGCTGCACTCGTCTAGCGTGTCCTGGTCGATAGCAAGATCGTCGAGGCTGACTTCTTTGACGGTAAGGTTCACGTTGTCGAGTGAGATGGGTACACGGTACTGGTTTTCGACACAGCCAACAATGTTTTCCAATTGCTGCATGTTGGTGGGCTGTTGTTGGATGATTCGGTGTACTACTGTTTTGAGGGCAGTGTAGGGGATATTGGTTGTGTTGTTCATGGTTTTTGTCCCATCCCTGTGCTGTCGTCGTTGCCGTCTGGATAGTATCTACTGTTTGCGTAGCCTGTTAGGGTGAGGAGTGTTTGGTCTGCCCACTGTTTCACGGTTTGTCTTGTCACCCCGAGTCGTTGGGCTGCCACCGAATAGGTTTGATCATACCCGTATACTTCCCTGAATGCTGCCAACCGTGCCAAATGTTTTCGCTGTTTGGATGGCTGGCAGGTGAGGGTGTAGTCGTCGATGGCTAGCTGCAAATCGATCATGGTAACAATGTTGTTTCCGTGATGTTGTGGCGCGGTTGGTGGGGGTGGCATGCCCGGCTCGACTGATGGTTTCCATGGGCCTCCGTTCCATATCCATTGCGCGGCTTGAATGATGTCGGCGGTGGTGTAGGTCCGGTTCATGTGTCATCCCCTGAATAGGTTGTCGAGGTTGTCTGGGTTGCTGGTGTTGGTGGTGTCGAATCGTCCGACGCAGTGGCAGTAGTCGTACATGAGTTTGATAATGTGTTGGTGGTCGCCGAGGTAGGTGTTTCCGCTGATGCTGTAGGTGGCTGTGCCGTCTTTACTGATGGTGTATTTGGCGGTGATGGTTTCGGGTGTTTCGGTGTTGGTGATGATTGCTGTGGTGGTGGCGCCTACTGTTTGGAGTATGGTGGTTTGGGTTCCGTCGTCGAGGATGGTTTTAACCATGAGGGGTTCTCCTTTTAGTTGCTTGTTTGGTTGTCGGCTAGATGAATAATATCGGATAAAGGTTTCGGCTGGTCGAGGTGTTGTATGGTTTTGTTGGCTAGCCGTTTGGCTACCCTGTAGCACATTTTGGTGTAGTGTTTGTTGTCTAGGTTGTGGTATTGTTCCCGCACCGCAATATATAGTAGGGAGTCTTGGTACAGGTCGTCTGCACTGATTGCGGGGTAGTGTGTGGCTACTTTGGTGCATGCCCGGTTGAGTGTGCGAAGATGATGGTCTGTGGCCCACACCCACGATGCGGTGGTGGCTAGGTCTGCTTTTGTTGGTCGTCTGCTCATGGCACTATTTCATCTCGCTATCTGGTAGTTGTTTGGTGTTTTGTTGTTGATAGTGTAGCACACGAGTCCGGGGTGGCCGGTGGTGCCTGTGCGATGCCTATACCATGTGGATTCGCCTTCCATGGATGGGCATTGGATGAAGGTGCGTTGTCCTTGCTCGGAGATTTCTAGGTGGTGCCGGTGCCCGGCCATGAGAATATTGGACACGGTGCCGTTGTGGAATTCTTGGCCGCGCCACCATTCGTATTGTTTGCCGGTTTTCCATTGGTGCCCGTGGGCGTGCAGGATTTGTGTGCCGGCCACGTCGACGGTGGTGGTCATTTCGTCTCGGCTGGGGAAGTGGAAGTGTAGGTTGGGGTATTGGTTGTTGAGCTGGTAGGCTTCTGCGATGGCGCGGCAGCAGTCCACGTCGAAGGAGTCATCGTAGGTGGTGACGCCTTTACCGAAGCGCACGGCTTCACCGTGGTTGCCGGGGATGGAGGTGATGGTGACGTTGGCGCAGTGGTCGAACATGTGGACGAGTTGCATCATGGCCATGCGGGTGAGCCTGATTTGTTCCGTGAGGGGTGTTTGGGTGCGCCAGGCGTTGTTGCCGCCTTGTGACACGTATCCTTCGATCATGTCGCCGAGGAATGCGATGTGGACTCGTTCGGGTTTGCCTGCCTGTTGCCAGTAGTGTTTTGCGACTATGAGTGAGTGCAAATAGTCGTCGGCGAAGTGTGATGTTTCTCCGCCGGGGATGCCTTTGCCGATTTGGAAGTCTCCCGCCCCTACCACGAACGCAACATTGTTATAGTCGGTGCGGGTATCCTGTTCGGGTTTTGGTGGCTGCCATTCGGCTAGTTTATCGACGAGTTCGTCCACAGGGTAGGGGTTTGTTGCGGGTTGGTGGTCGATGATTTTTTGTACGGATCGGCCTGTTTCTCCGTTGGGGAGTGTCCATTCGGAGATGCGTGTGCGGCGTACGGTGCCATTGGCTAGATTGTCGTCGATGGTGTCGATGGCGTTGTCGTGGTTGGCTAGCTGTGTGAGGAGCCGGTCTATATTATCTATCACTGGTTTTCCTCTTCTTGCTGTGTGGTGTTGGCTTGTTTGCGGCGATAGTCTTTAATAACGGTGGCGGAGATGGGGTATCCTGCCTGGGTGAGCTGTTTTGCTAGCCATGAGGCGGGAATGGTTTTGTCGGCGAGCACGTCTGCAGCCTTGTTGCCGTAGCGTTGAATAAGGGTTTCAGTTTTGGTTGCCATGATGTCCTAGGGGTTGTGTGGTTGGTTGCCATCCTGTGCGGCAGTCGCCGTCGTGTCCTGGTTTGCGTGTGCACCACGATACGGTTCCGTCTGTGTGGTGGAGTGTTTTGCCGCACATGACGTTTTGTAGATGCTCCGGCAGCTCGCTATTGCTATCGTCTTGCTCGTCTAGCAAAGTTTTTTGTTGGGTGAAAAACTCGGACACGGTGCCGTTGTGGACTGGGAGTATCCATGTTTTCCATTGTTGTTGTAGCCGGGTGTTCCAGTGGAATTGTTTGGCGGCGTTTTCGGCCTGTTTTAAGGTTTTGTAGTAGCCGACGAGGATGCGCTGATGGTCACTATCGGGCTTGTGTGGCCCTTTCCAATATTGGGCAGCTACAGCGTATTTGATGTTGTCTGTGAAGCGCCCCCAGCAGTATTCCACCATGTGTGATAGTACCTTGTCGGGCATGTCTCGTACTTGGTTTTCGTCGAGCCACGCGTCGACAATAATGTTGCGTATGGCTTGCTTGTCTTTGGTGGTGGGTTTGAATGCGATACTCACGATAGTACCGGCTGGTCGTCTTGCATGAACGTGGTGAAGGTGCTGTTCCCGGCGTGTTGGGCTTGTGTTATTTGCTGGTCAGTCCAGTCGGGGTGTTGCTGTTTCAAATAGTACCATCTGCAGGCGTTGTAGGTTTCGTTTTGTAGCCGGGTGAGATTGTTTTCGGTGATGATTTGTTTCCACATTGTCCACGAGACGTCGAGTCGTTTGAGCATGTCGATGGCTGGCACGTTGAAGGAGTTGAGGAAGAGTATTTCTTCGGTGTAGTATTCCTTCTCGTACTGGTCCCATCCGCTTCGGTGCCTGTTGGGCTGGTTTTTGTGGTAGGCTTCCCGGCATACTTTGTGCAAACGTTTGGCCATGTCTTTGGGTAGCCTAATGTCTGGGTTGGCGCGGATCATGGATCGCATCCCATCATAGGTGGTGCCCCAGGTGTGCATGATATGTAGTGGGTCTTCGCCATCAGCCCATTTTTCTGCACAGATGGCGAGGCGGATACGCCTCCTAGTGGCCTTACTCGTGTCGCGGCGGTGGGGGATGGGGCATGTGTCGAGGGGGTCCATGATGCTTTTTTATACCTTTCTTGAGGTGATGTTTGTTTGCTTTGTGTGGTTTTATTGTAGCACTGTGCTGAGGGCTTGTGTCAACCCTGTTTTTCCGGCCTGAAGGTATGTGTCTGTGACATCCCCCAGGGTGAGGGGCACATGGGTGGCTTGGGGGAGTGCTGCCTGGAGGGTTTGGGCCATCTGGTGGCCCGCCTTGTCGGGGTCGGACCAGATGTAGATGTGGTCGTAGCCTTCGAAGAATTTGGTCCAAAAGTTTTGCCACGAGGTTGCGCCGGGTAGGGCTACGGCTGGCCATCCGCATTGTTCGAGGATCATGGAGTCGAATTCGCCTTCGCAAATGTGCATTTCGGCTGCCGGGTTGGCCATGGCGGCCATGTTGTAGATGGAGCCTGTGTCTCCGGCCGGGGTTAAGTATTTGGGGTGGTTGTGGGTTTTGCAGTCGTGCGGGAGTGAGCAGCGGAAACGCATTTTTCTTATTTCGGCTGGGCAGCCCCAAACGGGGTACATGTATGGGATGGTGATGCACTGGTTGTAGTTTTCGTGGCCTGGTATGGGGTCATTGTTGATGTATCCAAGGTGGTGGTAGCGGGCTGTTTCTTCGCTGATGCCTCTTGCTGAGAGCAGGTCGAGTATGTTTTCGAGGTGGGTTTCGTAGCGGGCTGAGGCTTTCTGGATTCGGCGGCGTTCCGCAAGGTTGTAGGGTTGTAGTGAGTCGTACATTCGGGTTTTCTTTCTCTAGTCGTTGTTGTAGTTTGGCGAGTCCGCCTCCGATACCGCATGTGTGGCAGTACCAGAGGCCCTTGTCGAGGTTGATGCTCATGGAGGGCTGGTGGTCGTCGTGGAACGGGCAGAGGATGTGTTGCTCGTTTTTGGACGGGTTGTACCGTATCCGGTAGGTGTCGAGGAGGCGGCATGTGTCAGAGGTGTGGGAGGAGCTCGTTGAGGGTTGATACCACATAGGCTTCGCTCCAGGGTTTGTTGCGCTGTTTCATCACTACGAGTCCGATGGTGGAATTGTTTTGTTTGTTTCGGTGTGTTTCGTAGTTGCGTGCTTCCCGGCTGGCTTGTTTCACGAATTCGGCGAGGTGTGCCTGTCCTGCTTTGGCTTCGATCACATAGGTTTTGTGGCTGGTTGTGAGGATGAGGTCGCCCTCGTCTTCGCGGCCGTTGAGGTGGAGGCGTTCTATATCATGGCCGGTGTCTCGTAGTTGGTGGAGGAGTCGTGTTTCCCATTCGGCTCCGGCTCGGCGGTTGCGTGCCTGTTGTGTCGGCATGGTAGTCCTTTGTGTGTTGGGGTCATGTTCCATGGCTGTTTTTCGGCGAGTGGCCCGAAGAATGTGTATTCGGGGTAGGCTCGCAGTCTTTCATATCGGGTTCCGTCGGGGCTGGATTTGCCTGTGCGCTGTTTGAGCACGGCGATGCGAGCCTCTGCCGGTATCGTGAGGCCGTTACCGTTATCCTCGCCACCATACAATGAGACTCCGAGAATGAGTTGTGGTTTTTCGGAGAGTCCGTTTTTGATTTCTCGACGGGCTGGCGGGTGTTCGATGTCGGTTCCGGTTTTGTCGGTTGCGTGGTGGGTGACAATAATGGTGGAGCCAGTATCCCTACCCAATGCTGTGATCCATTGCATGGCTTCTTGCTGTGCCTGATAGTCACTCTCGCAGTCTTGAATGTCCATCAGGTTGTCGATAACAATGATGGGTGGGAAGGTGTTCCACATTTCCATGTAGGCTTGCAGCTCCATGGTGATGTCTGTCCATGTGATGGGTGACTGGAATGAGAATGTGATGTGTTGGCCGTGGTGGATGCTGTCTCGATAGTATTCTGGCCCGTAGTCGTCGATGTTGTGTTGTATCTGTGTGGTGGTGTGTTGGGTGTTGAGTGAGATGATTCGTGTGGAGGCCTCCCAGGGTGTCATGTCCCCTGATATGTAGAGGGCTGGCTGGTTGAGCATGGCGGTGATGAACATGGCTAGCCCGGATTTTTGGCTGCCTGAGCGCCCCGCGATCATGACTAGGTCCCCTTTGTGGATGTGCATGTCCTGGTTGCGGTAGAGGGGTTCTAGTTGTGGTATGCGGGGCAGCTCGGCTGCGGTTTGGGAGGCTCTCTCGAAGGATCTTTGGAGAGAGAGCATCGGAGCCTTAATCTATCTGTTGGTTGGGTGTGTTTTGGTGGTCAGATGGAGTCGATATCGATGTCAGCATCAGCAGGGGCTGTGGTGTCGTCTAGCTGGCCGTTATCGCGCTTGTCTACGTATTCGGCAACCTTATCGTAGATGGCGTCGTCTAATGGTTTGAGCACGACCGCGTTGAAGCCGTTTTTGGTGCGTACGGTGGCTAGTTTGAAGGCTTGTTCTTCGCCAAGGTATGCTTCGAGGTCGCGGATCATGGAGTGTGGGCGGTCGTTGTTGCCGCGTGCTTTCTCGATAATAGCGTTGGGGATGGTTTCTGGGGTGCCGTTGTTGAGATCGTCTAGGGTGTGGAAGATTGTGACATCAGCGTAGATGCGGTCTGCGGTCTGTCCACCGTAGCCTTCAGTGTTGTGTTCCACGTCGTGCACTTTGAAGGCGATGGCGGTGGCGTCCTGGTTTTTGGACGGATTGAAGAAGGTGCTGTTATTGCTGTTGCGGTAGTTGGCGAGTCCCATAATGGTGTTATCCTTTACTGTTGTGTCTGTTATTGTTGGCTTATATTGGTTTATCGGGTGAGGCTGTTTCGTTTAGTGCGGAAAGCCTCTGACACGTCGCTATTGCTGGTGATGATCTTTTTGTACCGTTTTAGAAGGTCTGCTAGCTGTGCTTTGCTGGTGGCTTTGTTGATCCGGTCAATAATGATGTCGTTTTCCTGATTGGCGATTTTGTTTACGTAGTCTTTGGCTGCCTGGTTGTATCGGTCTTGGAGGATGATGGATGCGCTCGCTACGAGTGTTGCAAGATCCCAGTCTTTCGAGACGGTTTCGTCTTTCAATCCTCCTAGCAGGTCGATGATGGCCTGTTTTGTCTGCTCTGCTGTGTCTCCCCTAATGACGGTCCATGGTGCAGCATAGTCTCCACCATATTTGAGTGTGATAGTGAGTCGATCATTGTCTGTGGTGTGCTCTTCTGTCACTTGTTTTCCTTTTCTTTATTGTCTGTTTGGGGTGGCTGTACGGTGGTTTCTACCGGGTATCTGTACGAGTTTTTGCCGTTGACGGCCCAGCAGGCGTCTTGTACGGGGCATCCTTTACAGAGTGTTGTGACGTGTGGGACGAAGATGCCTTCGCTGATTCCTTTCATTGCTTGACGGTACATGGATGATACATGCCGGTAGGTGTTGTTGTCAAGGTCGTATAGTTCGGTTGCTGTGCCTTGTGTCGGGGACTTGTCGTCGTTGCGGCTGGTGGCGGGTGTCCAAAACATGCCTTTCGTGACATGGATGCCGTGTTGGTTGAGCATGTACCGGTAGGTGTGCAGCTGCATACTGTCGGCGGGTAGGCGTCCGGTTTTGAGGTCCAAAATGAAGGTTTCGCCGGTGTCGGTGTCGGTGAAAACGCGGTCGATGTAGCCGACAATAGCGGTTCCGTCCTGGAGGGTGGTTTCTACCGGGTATTCGATGCCTGGCTGGCCGTCCAGGATTGCGGTGATATATTCTGGGTGGTTGCGCCTCCATGTTTTCCAGCGGTCCACAAAGGTGGGGCCGTACATCATCCACCAGTCGTAGTCTTTTTTGTGGGGCCCGCCCGACTCGCACATGTTTTTGCATATTCTGCCGGAGGGTTTGATTTCTGTGCCTTCGGATTCGGCGAGGGCGACTTGGGTGTCGAAAATGTTTTTGAAGGATGAGAGTTTGTCTGGCAGTGCAGGGTATTCGGCGGGATTGTACAGGTGTAGGTCGTATTGTTCGGTGATGTGGTGTATTGCGCTTCCGGCGATGGTGGCGTACCAGGTGTGGTGTTGGGCGTGGTAGCCGTGTGAGAGGCGCCATTTTTCTCCGCATTCGGCCCACTGGGTGAGTGAACTGTAGGAGATGTGGCCTGGATGGCCGATGGTTTTCGGGTATTGTGCTAGGGGCATTACTTGTCGCTTTTGTTCCATGGGTTGCGGGTGTCTTGGCCGGCATCGTGTTGCTGGTAGGCGAGGAGTGCGAGGCAGTGCCAGGCAGCATGGGCCAGGTGGGGTAGCCCGGATTCATCATCGAGGTTGTTGCCTTGCTGCCATGATAGTAGGTGCCTGTAGAGGGCGTCGACACTGTGGCTCCACGGATAGCCGCCGGTCCAGTTGTTGTCGCCGTATTTGGTGGCACCGTAGCCTGCCACGGAGCCTAGATCGTGCAAGGCTGCGGGGTCGATGAGAGATAGCCTGCAGAGTTTCAATTCTTTTTTGGCACCGGTGTTGGGGTCGGTGTACATGCGGGTGGGCTCATCCATGAGATGTGTGCTCCTTAAGTGTGGGTTACTGGTTGGGGTTGTGGGCGAGTGCTACGGCGAGAATAATGATGGCGAGGGTTTCTGCGATGAGGATGGGTGTTGTGATCATTTAGTGTCTCGGGGATTGTTGGTGAGTGTTGAGGCGCCTAGGAGGGTGGTGAGGGCGCATGCGGCGATGATGGCGAGGGCTGCCTTGTGTGTGGTGCCGGTGGCGTACATCCATGTGATGATGGCGCCTTGGATCCATGCCAGTGTGGTGAAGAACGTTTCGTAGCTGTGTAGCTCAATGTTGTTGGGTGTGTTCATGCTTGCTCCTGAAGAATGGTGTTGATGGTTTTATAAATGTTGTACAGGTCGGTTTCAATAGATAACAGTTGGTGGATTTCGTGGTCGAGATCAATGTCTGGGTTGAGGGTGTTGATGCGGGAGGCAATATCGGTGGCTGTGCGTAGTGTGCCGCCGGTGTGGTGAATGATGTGTGCCGTGTCGGCGAGTCCGGTGGTGACAGCGTAGTGGGAGAGAAGAGGCATAGCGTGGATGCTCCTTGGCGGGTTACTGTTGCGGGTTGATGTTGAGGTCGGTGACGTTGGGGTGGTCTTCTGTTCCGGTGACGAGGCAGTGGACGGTGACGGGTAGTTTGGATGCGCCGGGCTGTTTCGCGGTTGCGCCGTAGACGATGGAGAAGGTGTCTTTACCAATAATTTTGTGGAGTTGGAGGTCGATGTCGGGGTTGCCGTTCCATTTGACACCGTGTGCGGCGGCCTGTTGTTCGGCTTTGCGGTTACAGGTGTGTGCTGCCGTGATCATGGTGAGTCCGGTTGCGGTTTCTTCACCCCTTGCTTGGGCTTGCTTGTGGGCTTTGGCCTGCTCGGCTTGTAGGGAGCGGGTGGCGGCTGCCTGCCGTGCCGCTTTCTCGGCTTTGCGCTGTTGGACGGTTTTGGGGGTCCATTCAGTGTTGGCTGTGGTGGCCTGTGGGGCTGGCTGTGAGGCGAGTGGCGGGTTGTCGTCGGGTGCTGGCATGAATGAGGCTGCGGCGATGATGGCGGCTGTGATTCCGGCGATGGTGTAGCCTGTTTTCTTGTTCATGATTGTTGTCCCCTTTCCGGGGTGTTGTTCGTTGCTTACATGATTAATACTTTCAGCGGCTGGGCCCACTGTCAAGGCTGCGCTCAACGATTGTGAGCGTTTGGTGTGTGGCTAGGGGTTTTATCGGGCACACAGGGTGAGTAGATGGCCAACATTGATGCGGCTCACATTCCAGTAGAGTTGCGTGGCTTCACCGCCCGTGAGCGGCTTCCACTCGTTGTGGCTGAATACGGTGCCATCAGTGGCGATAAACGTGTTGGGGCGTAGCTTGTGGAGTTCGGCTTCCACACTCTGTCGGTAGGCTTCGGCGAGGCCCTCAAAATCCATGTGGTCGCAGGAGAGGTTTTCGAGGCGTGTCAGGTCGAAGGGTGTGGGGCAGTCGTAGCTGGCGGGGGCGTAGAGCTGGGTGAAGTGGTTGGCGATCTTTTGCATGATGATGTCCTTTTCGTTGCTGATAACGTTGTTGAGGGTTTATCGGGTGGATGCGACAAGGATGGCGTCTACGTCGATCATGTCGATGAGATCGTGGAGCTCCTCGGCCTCATTCTCGGATAGGTGGCGCCAGTCACAGTCTCCGTATACGGCGCCGTCGAGGGTGACAGTCCACCGGGGCCGGATGAGTCGTATGGCTTCTTGTACTTTAGCGTGGTACATGCGGCGCACCATATCGAGATCGATGTCGTCTGAATGGTTTCCGGTGAGGCTGTGGAGGCTGAGGGGGTCGATTTCTGTCTGCCTGTAGAGGGATGTGAAGGATGGTGTGATGAGTGTGCCATTCATGGGTGTGCTCCTTTCGGTGATGTAGGGGTTGTTGTGGTTTCTAGAGTGTGCGGGCTGTTACCCCACTGTCAAGGCTACGCTCATTTGGATTGAGCGTTTCATGGGGGTGTGTCGGGTGTGACAGATGTCACTTAAGCCTTTATTGCCTCTCCCGGCGTCTCAAATCTTCTGGGGGTAGGATTATGCAGGGTTGGCCCTGCTGATCGATTCTAGGCCCCTTTCTGGGGCTCTGAGGGGTATTCCTGGGCAGAGGGTGGTATGGCAAGTGACGCGAACTGGAAGAGGGTGTCCAGTCGGGAGCGTTCGATGATCCGGCTGCACGGGTATCTGGAGGGCTTATGGTCTGCGTGAGATATGTCACATCGCCTAGACTCTAGGGACACCACAGACATCCACCAGCCTACCCTGCAGATGGCACAGGGGACAGGAATGCCTCTCTAAGGCACATAAAGGCCCCTCTGAGGCTCTTGCACCCTCAATCCTAGGTATTTGTACCCCAATGATATTCTGATCGATTCTAGGGGCTGTTTTGGAGCTTACACGAGAACAGCACCCCAAGACTAGTCCATCAGCCCCTATCCTGGTTAGCTAAGCCTCAACTATGTGGACAGTGTGGGATGCTAAGGGGAAAGAAGGACACGGTAAAAGAAAGAGGGGGGGCATCAGTCTTCACACCTGAGGTACTTAAGTTAACCTTAGGATCTTAGCACCGAGCCCCTCAAGGGCTCGGCATCAGCCCGAACAGGTACAGCACTGAAAGGAGTACACGCCATCAGGGAAGGCTTGAGAGTACGAGGAGCCCTAGCGACGAGTACTCGAAAGCCTGAGGGAACACCCTCAGCACTGATGGGCCTAGCGTGTTCGGAAAGTACACAGGAGTACAGTGTGACAACTGTCCGGGAGTGAAACCCGTTCTGACTAGGGGTTTCAGCCTTAACCACCCTCAAAGGTTACAAGACTCTAAGAAAATTTAAGGAAAAGTTTAGGTTTAATTTTTGGACCTTTACTACCAAAAACACCCGTTTACACCCTTCAAACCCGCCTATAGAGCCAAATCCACCAGTTTGACTCATCCCAGGTGGGGTATGATAGGCTGGACAGGTAGCCAGCTGGACGCGAGGCCAGAAAGTGCTGACGCACTTCCCGACCTCGCTTACCATCAGTCTACCAAACACTTAAAGACCTTAAGGCTTAGCGCTAAGGTG